GCTGTTGCACCGCCACCGCCACCGTTATTTGCTGCGCCTGAATGTCCTGAAATGCCAGGTGCCATTGATGGGTTGGCGATAGCGTAAGGAGTGCCCAAGTTTGATGAAGAACCGCCACCGCCTGAGCCACCCATTGAACCTCCAATGGAGTTTTGACCTGTAATGTAGCCGCCGCCTTTGCCACCGCCAGCGACCGACAAATTACGGTTTGCATTGCCGACAGTACTAGACGACCCTTCGGTCCACGGATAACCAGTCGCACCGCCAGCGCCAATCGTGACAGTGACATTTGCGTCTAAATAGATAGTTGATTGCAAAACACCGCCAGCACCACCACCACCGCCAACTGCGCCGTTAGTTGCACCCGTACCACCGCACCCACCGCCCGCAAACATGAGCACATCAAATAAACCAGCCTCAGTGACTGTCAGCGTTGATGAACTTGTAAAAGTAAGAAGCGTGTAGTTTACGCCGCCAACTGTAATGCTTGATGAAGTACCGCCCGTAGCAACGCCATAGGGAATCTTGCCTAAGTTGGCAGAGCCGTAAACAGAGGCAATGCCCATGACTAGTTAGTCTTTTCCCAGCCAACCACCGTGACATTCACCTTGTTGGCAGTATCCGATAAACCTTGCAGGGTTTCTGTAGTCAACAAGACCAGAGCCGTATCAAGGACAATTACATCATTCGCACCAATTGGTAAAGCCGACAAAATTCTATTAGCAGCTACAGCAGCATTGCCGATAGCCAAAGTGACGGTACGATCAACAGTATCAGTGTTTGTAATAATAATTTGCTTAAGCACCTCAGTGATACCAGAACCGCTGGTGCAAATTGTGGTTGTTGTAGTCCCCAATTGAACTGGACCACCCAACCTAGATTCAACTCTATCTCCTGATGCCATATTTTACGCTCCTATGTCCATAATAATCAAAGCCGCATTTTTTGCATCAGTCATAACATCTGAACTGACTGTTGCGTTAATCCATGCTGTACCGTTCCATTGTAGCACTTGACCCGAACTTGCGCTAGTAATCGTTACATCGCCAACATCATCAAGTGTATTGATGGCTGGGATTGAAGCCCATTCAAGACCTGTTGCTGTAGCAGAATTAGCTTTTAAGAAAGTACCGTTTGAACCTGCGGTTAATCCAGCAACAGTGTCATTGGCAGTACCAACCAAAAGGTCGCCCTTTGCGTTTATAGAGCTCAGGAGAGTATTAAAAGGTGCTGCACCTATTTCTACCCAGATTGAATTATAATAAACATAGGTGCCGCCATCAGAAGAGTTATACCAAATTTGACCAGTGATTGGATTTGTTGGGGCAGTGTCGCTAATAATAGCTGACATGCCCGATGCACCAATTTCAATCCATTGCGAATCATAGTAAACATAGGTGCTTGCCTCAGAAGAGTTATACCAAAGTTGACCAGTGATTGGATTACCTGGAGCGCTATCTGCTACATATGCAGCAGTACCGCTAGCGCCAATTTCAATCCAATGAGAATCATAATAAACAAATGTTTGACCTGTATCTGATTCAAACCAGACTTGACCAGCAGTTGGGGAAGTAGGGGCTGTTTCTGAAATCGTTGCACCGCCTGCACCGAAGTCGGTATAGTTGGTTCCATCATTTGTGAACTGCCATTTATCTGAGGATTCATTCCAGCGAATAAATACATTCGTAGAAGTTCCTCGTTCAATTTCAATACCAGAGTTCAGCGTAGGGGTGCTGGTTTCTCCAGAGTTAAGAAGGATAAAGCTATCTTCAACATTAAGATTGGCGGTGTTAATAGTAGTTGTATTTCCACTAACAGTTAGATCACCAGTAACCGTGAGGTTATTAGAAATTGTAATATTTGAAGCAAGAGACACGGCTCCATTGCTTGCCAATGTAATATCGCCAGATACCGTTGTATAGGTTGGTACACCGCTAGAATTAGCTAGAACAATTTGCGCAGAAGTACCAGACGCTAATTTAGAAAGATCAATCGCTGCAGAGGTTGAAACATCCGCATTCGCAATGGTACCGTCAACAATCATTGCACTGGTTACTACACCAGTATCACCAGTTGTTACAATTTGACCTGATTCACTTAAAGATTGGTTTTGCAGGTTAGGCATATTCTACACCGCTAATTGTAAATGTCACAGCGTTAGCTGTTACTTGATCAACATAGATTTTACTATTAGCAGGTACGACTATGGATGTATTGTAGTACACAACATTGTTTGCCAAAACATTCACATTACTTATAATTTTATTATTCGCCGCCGCCGTTGCTGCTCCAACAAGAATATGAATGCTGCATACAGCATTAGATGCAGTTGCATTGCAAAGATTGATGTTTTTGATAATTGAATAATTACCAACAACATTAGCTGTTGTATAGGCATTAGCGGCAGACTCGCTGCCAATGTAAAAACTTTTTGGCGTTAAATTAGCCATATTATACCCCCATCCACATTAACACTTCATTGTCATATGTTGTTGTATTCATGTCTTGAATAACAGCCGCATCAAGGACATGATCCACAAATGAACCAGAAGTATGGGCATTAGCGGTTGTTCCATCATAACCCCGCTCTTCTACCGTTAGCGTATTGCTTGCTCTTGAAGAAATTAAAACTTTTTCTTCGGATGAATTACCACGATCAATAACGATAACAAAAGGGTTATTTCCACTCGGGTAAGTTGATCCGTCAACAACAGTGATTGAAGATGCAGAGTTTGAAATGTTGGCGGAAAGAGATGTTCTCAGTACCGCACCGCTAAACTCTCTTCTCAGCATACTAATCTCCTAGTCAATGCTGATATCAAGATCGCCTGTTGCGATTCTTAGAGTATCCCCAGCATCTGTTGTTTTATTTACTGTAAGTGATCCGTACAGCAACATATTTCCGCTTGTTGAAGCATCAAAAATACCAATCGCTACTGTTGTAGCAGCTGGCATTCCTGTAAAATCAATATTGGTATCGTTTGATGTTGCGCCGCTTGCGGCTGCAGTAAAGGTTGCAGTCTGACGAGCATACGAGCCCCCAGTTACTTCTGTTCCACCAGCAGCTTCCCCAGGTGTAACGGTAAACAATCCTACATAAACAGCCGCTGGCTTTGTATAAGTGGTTGTACCAAGAAAGTGGTCAATCAACTTGTTTTCAAGATAGTTTGTAAGATTGCCTGCCATTGTTATCCCTCCAGATTATTATAATACATTTCCTTTTCTTCGTCATTAGGCAATCTGAAGTTAGGAAGTCTCAACAAGCTATTTGCTTCATCAGAAGAAACTTCACCCATTGGCTGGGCTCTGGTGAATCTAAATCCAGAACCTGTAACATATCCAGCCCCGCTCTCAAAATACAGCAGGACACTTTGTTCATTATTTGTAAAAATTACAGATTCAACAACAGTAGAATCTTCATCAATAACTTCGTCAACAATTTTCTTTTTTGGTGCAGCCGGCTTTTTAGCAGCTACTTTCTTTTTTGGGAGTACAGACTCACTTGTTACAACATTATCTCTATTTACCATATACCAATCCTATCATTCAAATGAATTTAAATCAATTTAACATAATAATAGGCGGGGGTATAATCACCCCCGCCCATCATCATTAATTATTTATATTAAAGAGTGCGCAGTTTGACATTCTTTGCAATCACATAAGAATCAAGATTCTCAACATTGTTTGCAACACGCATGAACTGTGTGTACTCAATGGTGTCAGTCTTTGGTTGGAACTGACGGTACAGTGTGATATCGCGGTGGATACCGATCACCTTGTTATTTGGGAATGTAAGCTCTACATAACCATGGCTGCCCGATGTTGGTGAGTAATCACCAGCAACTGTTTCTGGCATCAAAGGAATTTCAATCAATGGAATACCATATGGTGAAAGACCAGTTGCGCCTGGACCGCCGTTCGCACGGATCGAGCCATTCATGAATGCCTGCTCACCGTAAGTCGAACCTGGAGCTGGAGCTCCAGCGGTTGCTGCCGTTGCCGAGTTTGGATTCTGCAAGCTAAACGATGTGTCTTGCACAACGCCTGCACCTGCAAAGAACCTCAACTCATTACGACGCTGTAGGTACTTAGTTGGCATATTACGAAGAACTCTGTCATATGTCGAACGGGAAATATTGTTTCCTGTTTCGTCAACAACAGTGCCGCCCGTAAGAGCCAGCTTTGTAAAGCCATTAAGTGCCTTCAAAAGAGCATTGTTCGAAGATGTATTGCCGTTAATCAAAAGATCATCAAGATCGTTTGCTGTCTGGCGAGCCATAATCTGAGCAAGGTGATCTTCCAAGGAAGCACCTTCAATGTTATCCTCAAGGGACTCTGTGCTCAATTCCCAGTCAAGGCGAAGCTTAACACTGGACAGCGAAACTTTTGTGAAAGTCACTGCAGCATTAGAACCGGTATCGGATGCTTCTGTTGCCTTAGCCATGAGTCTTGTACCAACCGACACCTTATCGATGTCCATTGTTGGTGTGCGCATACGCACAACTCTGGAATTCTTCATGAGGTTAGATTGATCAACTACGAAATCAATAAAACGATTTGATTGCTCTGCATTAAGCAGACCACCTGATGCATTGCCAACGACGCTCGTAGTTACTTCGTCTGCTTTTGCAAGGATTTCTTCTTGTGTTGCCATAGTAGTTTTTCCTCCTTACCTTATGACTTATAGCCTAAGGAGCTAATTAACCCCTGTGGCAAATACATATTGCCCCAAAATGATTTTGGTGCGGACTTTACTAGCTCCTCGCCTTCTTCATCTTCTTCTGGGTCAACGCTCTTCTTCACAGCACCAGCTTGGGCAAAGCCTTCAACTTTTGCTGTTTGAACTTCTAGAGCCTTCTCAGTTGTTTCCAACTTCTCAGCCAACTCTACTTTCTGAGCTTCTACACTCTTAGTTACTTCCTCGATCTTGGCATTAACATTCTCTTCAACTTCTTGCTTAAATGAAGTCGCAAAGTCGTTAAGCTTTTGATCAATGACTGAACCAAGGGCTTCTTTAAGAACTTCAATATCCATATCTTGTTCCTCCACTTGTTCGACATTCACTTCAGCTTCAATTGAAGCTTCAGTACTATGCTCGGACTTTTCCAGTCCTAAATTATCAATTGGACCTAACCAATTAATAAACTTCTTGATAAAAGACAGTTTTGTATCTGTCTCTGACAAATTATCCATAGGTGTTACATTATCATATTTTTCAACATTATGCAATTCCTTATCAACATTACATCCACAATTATTAGATTTTTCAATTTCCATCATGTACTCCTCATACAAATCATCCAGAAGCATATTCACAACATCATTATCAATCATGCTGTCTTCCTGACTTTCAGAAATACCCTGAACGACTTCTTCATAATTTGAACTTGTGATAATCTCCAGCAAGGTATCCAGCATGGAGTCATCAAAGTCATTTTCTGAAAAACTCTTCTTTTTAGTGTTGGCGTATCTTTCCAACATCCTTCTTCCTTTTGCAGCCAAAGCGGCAGCATCTTGCGCATTCTGCGGGACTGGTTCTCCCCATGCAGCGGCAGACAAAGCCAAGCGTGTTGGCTCACCATTTGGCTTTTTCATTGGGCCAGATGGGTTTGTGAAGAATCTAGTAAGGAAGGAGCCTTTGCGACGCATCTTCTCTGGAGTATTGGCTGCGCCTCTCACCCCGGGTTTTAAGTTTGCACCCTCTGTTTGTTTAAAGTGCCTTCTTCCAGCAGCCGTCAATCCACCCTTCGGATCTTTCAATGGCTGCTTTGCCTTCTCAATTTGGCAATCAAGATCGCAATCAAGTGCGTAA